CAGATTTTGTGGGCTTGTGTGGGGATATGTGACCGCCACTAACCAGTGCGTCAATGTTTGAGTGCTCTAGATCGGCTGTATCAATAATCGTGCCATTTGGCCAGATAAGTCGATTGCTGGTCACTAGGTATTTGCTCATGTTGTTGATGCCTTTAATTGTATGTTTAACGATAGTGCAGGGTAGTCGACACCGCCGATAGTAAGTGTGGTGGGTCTGCCGTCAGTGACCGCAACATTCGCAGCCAGCACAAGCGCTGCGACATTTAGCGCGTTGCGGTATGCGTCTGCGTTGCTCGGCCCGAGACTAATTACTGTGACCGGGATTGATAAGTCAACAATGTTGTTATTGAATGCTGTAAATGAGAGCGCGTCTAGCAGTACGCATGGCGGCTGTAGGTTGCGTGGGTCAGTGACACAGACAAGCCCTGTGACCGTGTTTAATTTGGTGGCCAGCGTGTTAATCGCGGTGTTAAACAGATCGGTGTATGCCTGTGCCGCCATTATGCAACCTGCGGTCTGTCAACACCTAACAGTTGTTTAACAATCGGTGACAGTCCGTTAGTCGAGCCAGCAGACATGCCGTCAAATGATGCAAAGTCTGATATGCCACCGCGCTGGCGGTACAGCGCCGCGCCGTACATGATCGTTGCCAGTGTGACATCACCGCTAGGCGATGTTGTGAGCGAGTCAAAATATCCGCACTCTTGTCGGCGACGATAACAAAACACATTTGCAGCGCTAGCGCACTGTGTCACAAATGTTGTGTCATCAACAGTTGCGGTCGCAATACCAAGATATGTCAGAATTTGTGCGGCCGTTACCCATGTGCAGGTCTGCGTGTAGGTTACAGTCCCGGAATAATCAACAACGAATTCAACATCGCTACCAGTGCACGCATACAGCACTTGGTTAGGTACTGCAATGTTTTCGTTAAATAGCAGTTCGCCAGTTGTGCCGTCAATACCTGTAAACAAATATTGTGGCAATGCAAGCACAGTAAATGTGCCTGTAAATGGTGACGCCAAACCTGAAACAACTACCGATTCACCCAACGCGATCTCGGTTGCTTCGAGTGTGCTAATGCAGGCGTAATTATCTAGTAACTGTTTGGTTTGTGTTTTGTATGCTGCCATAAGCGGTTAAGCCGCCTACGACTAAGCAATCGCGATGCTTTGAATGAACGACGACTTGGCAACAAATGTTGCAAAGTAACCGTAGTAGGCAAACTCTCGACCCAATTTTTGAATGTTTTGAACTGACAACATGCCTTTAATCTGCTCGTAGATTTCAAAACCTGGCGCGTAAACAACGAGCATTGTGTCGGTTGCAAAATTGTTGTCAACAACAAGATCAAGGCCAAGCACATTCATTTTGGTGTAAGCCAAACCAGTTGTTTTACCGATTGAGTTTTGGCCCATAATCCCGTCTGTGACATATCCAAGCACTGGTCGGTTTGACCCGTCTAACTGTCGACCCAATTTTTCCCAAATATTTGGCGATACGCACAAGTGTGTTGGGAAGTAGTTGCTGTCCTCAGTGATTTCGCGTGCCGCGTCATACAACGCGTCAATCAAAGTTGCTGGATTGTCCTGATCAAATGTCCAAGTTGATCCTGATGCAGTTGCACCAGCAACTAGCGCATCGGCTGCCACATCATCAGTTTTGATTAGGTACTCGCCAGCCAAGTCGTTCAAGATTAATTCCATTGATGACGGGTCTGTAAAATCCATGTCCTGTTCTGTGATCGTTACTTGACCTGCAACAGTTGTTTTTGTAACTGTGTTTGACGCAATAACCATTGTGGTCGCTGACGGTGCAGCACCCTCAGTTTGCGTAGCCGTGCTGGTATGAGTTGTTATGGTAGGTCTAACGAATGTTTTGCTAGGTGTGTTTGGCATTGCACGCGGGCCAAACGCCGTGACTACTGGTCTAACAAATGACAAGTCTTGAAACAGTGGGCCAAGCACTGGCACTGGTAACAGACCGGGTGTGTTTGTTGTGAGTACATCGCCAGCGGCTGCTTGCAACGCTGATTGCTGACGCTTGACCGCTGCTCGATACGCGGCGTTGACATTTTCAAATGTGCTGCCGCCTGTGTGTAGCGCTGCCATGTATTCGCCAGGTGTTGGCATTTTAAATTCTTGTTTTGGTTGCGCCCAAAGTTTTTCAACAGTTGATGCTGCCGCTTCTGCGACTGGTGTTTCAATTTGTTCTGACATGATTTTCTCCTGTGTAGGTATAACTTCATTTAACTCTATTTGTGGTTCTGTTTGTGGGATACTCGCTGCAACTTGTGTGATGATCGCGCCGCTAAATGCGCCCTCGCTGACCAGCGACAATTCCGACCAGTCAGCCGACTCAATAATCATTGTGCCGTCATCGTCATAGCGAAACTTTATAGGGTTTACGCCGACTGAGACCGCGTCAATAACACCGTCATTTGCAAGCGTTAGCGCTTCGTCACCTAGTCGAGTGGCGCTAATTTTGGCTGTAAACATCATGCCTTGTGGCGTGTCTACCCGGTCAACTACTTTGCCAACAATCTGGTTGCTGTCGTGTTGCATATAAAGTTTCGGGTCACGCCCTGTTGTCGGCAACGAGCCCTGCTCAAAACGCACCTTTGTACCGTCTAGCACTGTCGCTGTTTCGTCATAGGTTACTGCGACACCTGAGATTGAGCGTGACGGTAGGCCCTCTACCGCCGCCGCGTCAACCGTGATCTGTGAGGGGATTAATCTGATCATAATTTTAGGATACTCCAATTTCGGTTTCGGTTTGTGTTTCTCTCATGTCGCCCATTGCGTATTCGCCTGACAAATATTTTTCTACATCAAATTCAACATATGTGCCGTTAGGTAAAACATTGTTCATGCTTAATGTGCTGGCGATGCATTCGGCGTAGGCCTTTGCACCAAATGTCCACAAGTCCATGCGCGCCTCACTGCTTGACTGGTAAGAATATGACCCGACCGATATGCCTGCAAGGTATGGCGGTATGTTGCACAGTCGCGCCATTTCCATTGCCTGGAATTCTGCCGAGTCAATCAACAACATTTTGTCAGGGCTTGTTAGCGTTTCTGTGTAGGTCACAAATTCGTTTAGCGCTGCAGTCTGATTAGTTTCTCGAGCCGCATTGAACGCGCCTGCTAGGTCTGCCAATTCTTGTGCGCTTAGTGGCTCGCCGCCTGTTTGACGCAACACGCCTGCAGGTATCGCACTGCTCGCATTGCGGTAGCGCGCTGCTTCAAGTTTTAGCGCTGTAGCAACCGATTGTGTTGACATGTAAATGATGCCCTGTATCGGTGACAAAAATTGCACCACATCGTTGTAGTCAAGTTCAGCGCCTTGAAACACAACTTGCTTACTAGGTGCAAACCACACAGGGCCAGCCTGATCTAATGTCTGCACCATTGCTGCAGGTAGTCGAGTAAACGATGCCGGGAAACCGTCAGCAGTGCGTGATGTTATGTACCAAAATGCGCGACCGAAAAAAAACAGATCGTCAAATGTCCACGACATAATAAAATTGTTTGGCAACTGTGGGTCAATCTTGCGTAACCAACTTCTAGGTGCGAGCGGCAACTTTTCCATTTCGTCACCATTCCAAATTTCGTTATACATTTTTAACGACATGCAACCAAGCACTGATGCCATAAGATCGCGCGCTCGACTAATTGTCGGCACACTAATTGCACGATTGCGTGCGTCACCCTCTACATAGGAGTAGTACTGACCGATCATGCCAGCGCCACCATTGTTGACACTCTGATACATACCGCCAGCAGCAGCCGCCTTTGACGGTGCAGATTTTTGTGCGCGAATGTTGTCGCCAATAAATTCAATCAATGTGCGTGCCATGTCTAAAGTATGCCACCGATTAAGTTACGCATGGTGTATAGGTGCTGGCCGGAAACAACCGAGAAAGCAGAAACGGCCAGCCACCCACAAATAGATTAGCGACTTGCAACCACGATCATAGGTTTACCCGAGCTGGTCGGCCGTGACGCGAGCGCTGCCGCCCACACTAAACATCGCGCCAACTCAATAGGCCCAGGACTGCGTTGACTGCTGAGCGCGATGCTGTTTTGTGACCTGACCGCAACCGCGCGCTGCACATGCTCAGCCAACATTTGCTCGCCAGTGTGCAAAATAAGTTTCTCGCCAATCATTGCTTTGATGCGTGGCGTAAATTTAAGTATCTCGCCGTAGCCAACTACGATGCGTTTACGCTCTAAGGCAACTGGCCAGTGCAGGTCAATCGTAGGTGTAATTGCAAACCGTACAGCACCCGTGTTGCACAGTCGGTCAACCTCGGTCATGACCTGATCAAATGTGTCCACCACAAATTCGACTGTGGCAACGGTGCGATGATCAGGCAACACAACACACCTGACACCAAAATAGCGTGCGTCATCTAGCGAGCATTCGATGGCGACTGTGCCGCCGTCAGGTATCGGGTCTGTGTATAGCAACTGTGGCCACACACCCGGCTGTATCCATGCCTTATCGCTGGCGACCCACAGGTTGCAACTGGCGCGCAAAAACGATGCACGGTCAGGGTTCTCGGACTCAGCCTCGATAGTTTTCATTGTCAGTGTCGTACCAAGTGCAGGGTTTGACCAAGCCCACGATGCCGGGTCTAACGGCGACATGTCTGGCGGTGGCGACCATTCCGCAAAATAGAAACTTGATGTGTGCCCTGTGTCGATAGCGCGCAATCCCTGCTCACGCCATTTCAGCATCGCGGTACTTGCCTCAGTGCCAGCGGTAGACCACAACGACAACAGCGGTGATCGTTTGGCGCGTTGAGCTGGTATCAAACCGCCGTCAACTACATCGCGCCCGATGTCCCACATTTCGTCAGCCACAATTAGATCGCATGACATGCCGTGACCCACAGAATTATTGGCGGCACGCACAAACCATTTACTACCGTCAGCCATCGTCACCGAATTACGGCCATAAGACTTCATTAAATATGCGTCAAAATATTTGTTCAATATCGGTGCAAGATTGTCAAACAACATCACCGCCAAATCAAGTCGGTGCGCGACCGTCAACACAGTTTGCTTAGCGCCACGCACTTTAGGCATCTCAGTCAGCCACCAGCCGACCAGCGCCATGAGCGCAACGGTCTTGCCGTTCTGTCGAGCGGTAGAAACAAGCGAAACACGGTTCACCAAATCCTGATCATCATCAAACAACAGTTGACCTTGCAGCGCACGCACCTGCCAATCCATTAACTCAACATTTAGATACTGTCTAGCAAATTCCCTAACACCGTCAATGAACGACCCGGCATGCTCAGGCCACACAGTCTCTAATCTCGGTTCAGCGCGACCAGTTACCGCCAGTTCAGGCTGGTTACCGCCATTCGGGATAATCCTGACA